TGTGTAATGACTTGGTAAAAGACACCTACATGGAGTATGATAGCGGCAAGCTGTGGGAAAAATGGTTGGGTAAGTATGCTCAGATGCAGACTGCGGCAGACGAAGATATGTGGAACGCACGGCCCAACGGGTTATGCAGACGCCACTGCCCTGTAATCGAATGTGTTCACAACGGAGCGAACTAATGCCATATAAAAACAAGAAAGACCGTAAAAAACAAACCAACGCACCTGTAGGTAGTAAGACGTTTGAGGCACGTATGGAACGACAACGTGCCCGACGTAAGGTTGATAAGGATGGAGTCGATAAAAACAAGAACGGCAAAGCAGACAAACGTGAAGGTAAAGACGTTAGCCACAAGAAAGCCTTGTCCAAAGGCGGCAAAAACAAAGATGGCGTGACTATAGAGAGTTCAAGCAAGAACCGCGCACGTAACTACAAGAAGAAAAAATAAGTTAGGTAATTCCCTAACTATTAATCGGAGAACACAATGCGAATAATCGACGGTAAAGCGTTGCTGTTAAAGCTACGCAATCCAAAACGTGTCACTGAAATTGTACCTAAAAGTAAAGTGACACAGGATAACGAAGTGCTAGTAAACTGGGGTCTCGAAGAGATGCACACCCTAAAACGTCTTAACATCAATGTTCCATCGCCTATCCAAGGGCAGTACACGTGGACGGGTAAGTACGCGCCGTTTGACCATCAGAAGAAGACCGCATCGTTTTTCACAATGAACCGCAAATCGTTTTGTTTTAACGAGCAGGGTACAGGCAAGACCGCCAGTGCCATATGGGCCGCAGACTTTCTACTCAACCAAGGCAAGATCAAACGCGTCTTAGTTATATGCCCCCTATCAATCATGGACTCAGCATGGCGCGAAGACCTGTTTACTTTTGCCCCGCACCGCAGTGTAGATATAGCCTACGGTGCATCTAAGAAACGCAAGGCAATCATCGGGCAAGGCGCAGACTTTGTGATAATAAACTATGACGGTGTAGATATTGTATCAGAGGAGATTGCCAAGGGTGGGTTTGATCTTATCATCGTGGATGAAGCGACCCACTACAAGAACGCACAATCAAAGCGGTGGAAAACTTTAAAACGATTAATAAAAGACGACACGTGGCTGTGGATGATGACAGGTACACCTGCCGCGCAGTCTCCGTTGGACGCGTACGGCTTGGCTAAGATGGTTAACCCGAATGCAGTGCCTCGGTTCTTTGGTTCGTTTCGAGATATGGTCATGCGCAAAATCACGCAGTTTAAGTGGATCATCAAACCAGAAGCTACGGACCTTGTGTTTAGGGTGTTACAACCTGCCATTCGTTTTACTAAAGAAGAGTGTCTTGACCTGCCTGATATGACGTACGTAAAGCGCAAAGTAGAACTTACTCGCCAACAGCAAAAGTATTATGACCTGTTGAAAAAGAAACTTACTATGAAGATAGGTGGCGATGAAGTATCCGCAGTGAACGCCGCTGTCATTATGAACAAGCTACTACAGATTTCCGCTGGTGCTGTGTACACTGACGAGGGTGACACCCTAGAGTTTGACATCAAGCATCGGTATAAAGTGTTACGAGAAGTAATAGACGAGAGTAGTCAGAAGGTTCTCATCTTTGTACCATTCAAGCACACCATTGACATACTGACAGATAAGTTGCGTACTGACGGGATTACCACAGAAGTTATACGCGGCGATGTGCCTGTAGCTAGACGCACGGACATATTCAAACGGTTTCAAACAACTGACAGTCCACGTGTTCTGGTTATCCAACCGCAATCTGCGGCACATGGTGTTACGTTAACAGCAGCTAATACAGTTGTGTGGTGGGGGCCAACGCCCTCATTAGAAACTTATGCGCAAGCAAACGCACGAGTTCATCGGTCAGGTCAGAAGCATCCATGTACTGTAGTACAGCTTCAAGGCTCTGCGGTAGAAAAGCGTGTTTACGCACTTCTCGACAATAGAATTAATGTTCACACAAAGATGATAGATTTATACAAAGAAATACTTGACTAGCCTACTATTCGGTACTACAGTGTAATTCTCGTTAGTGTAGGAGGACTAAAATGAGCGAAGGTACTGACGTTCCCGCAGACAAACTTACTAAGGCTTACATAAAGATAAGGTCGGAGCGAGCATTGTTGAACGCAGATTTTAAAGAGAAGGACGGAGCGTTGGTACGCCAACAGGACGTCTTAAAGAAAGCGCTACTAGACTACTGTGATGTCCACAATGTCGAAAGCGTAAGAACCTCTGAGGGTTTGTTTTTCAGGTCTACGAAAACAAAATATTGGACGGGAGATTGGGAATCCATGTACGAGTTCATAAAAGAACATGACATGCCCGAGTTCTTGGACCGCCGTTTAAACCAGACCAATGTCAAACAATTCCTAGAGGAGAACCCAGATGTCATGCCGAAAGGGCTTAACATCGACAGTGAGTTTGTAATCTCAGTCAGGAAAAAATAATGGCAGAACCATTTGTACCAATAGAGACTTTGGCAAAGCATTTTGCAGTGTCAATCTCTACAATCCGAGCGTGGGTACGGCAGGGGCACATCCCTAAAACCACGTATATTAAGGTCGGAAACACTTACCGATTTAATAAAACTTCTGCGACTGAAGCACTTACAAAGAGTGCGCAGGATGTAGATGAAGGTCCGATTGAAGAACAGTTGGAGTTCGATTTTAATGCAGACGAAGACGTATAAACGCCAGATAAGGAGAACGACATGGCAGAACAATACATTATTGAAAACGTAGAGGCACTATGGCCTAAGATTGATAAGACGTATGTCTTCGATCAGAAGGTAAAACGTAGTGTACCCTGTAGTCCACGGGACACTGGCGCTGAGTTTTCTATCGCATTTCGCATGGATAACGATACGGCTAAAGCGTTGTTTACGCAGATGAAGGCCGCGTACGCCGCCAACAAAGAAGCCTCTTGGCCGGAAAAGTTGGTTAACCCGTTTGTTAAAGATGACAACGGCACGTTCACACACAAGGCTGTGCTAAAAGGTGCCTACAAAGGTGAGGTTACTGATAAGCCGTTACAGGTTGACTCTCAGGGCACGCCGCTGAAAGAAGACTTTCAGTTAACTACGGGTAGCACAGTCGGTATCGCGGTGTCTTTTTACCCATATGACTTTGGTGGTAAGCAGAGCGTGTCTCTACGATTGAAAGCTGTACAGGTTATTAAGTATATTCCAAAGGAAGTACGTAATCCGTTCGGTGCTGTGGAAGGGGGCTTTGTTATTGAAGACCCTAGCCCATTTAAAAAGTCAAATAACGTCTTAGAAGCCGCACCAGTGGACGATGACGATGATGGGTTTGGTGAAGCGCCAGTGAAGAGAACTGCTAAAAAAGCAGACGTCGCTGCCCCTTCTGGTGATGGTGATCTTGCAGACATCATTGATAACTGGGACGACTAAACGGTCCCTTGCCACGGCTATTAGTTTAGCCGTGGTTAACCTTACAATGGCGAGTGGTGGCTATGGAAACGAAAAGATTTTTAGATTTAGTATTAGGCTCTGAGGGCCATTACTGTGTGTGGGCTAACAACCCCGCTAAACAAGTACAACAAAAGTTCTACACTTCTGTAGAAGAAGTTATAGGTGCGGCGCACAACCTAAGTGATAACGGTTGGAACGCGTTCTTCGCGCTGGGAACTTACAAGGAAGCTGGCTCGCGTGTGGCGGATAACGTCATGCAGATGAAGTCGTTCTTCTTGGACCTAGACTGTGGACCTACCAAAGAATTTGCAGATCAAGAAACCGCCATCGCGGAGCTACGAGATTTCTGTGTGCAGTATAGTTTGCCTACTCCTACGCTTATTAACTCAGGGCGTGGCATCCACGTGTATTGGATTTTGTCTGAAGCAGTTGGGCGAGACGATTGGTGGCAAGTAGCGGAACGCCTCAAGAACCTGTGCGCGGCTAGTGGTTTTAAGGCTGACCCTGCGGTTACTTCTGATGCGGCACGTATCTTACGTGTACCTTCTACTTACAATTATAAATACGATACCCCACTACCTGTGACGTTTTATGGTATCGAAGCGCCGACCACTGTAGATTTTGATAGTTTTTCTGAGTTGGTCGGTGGTGACCCGATACCAGTACCTACCAAATACACGGCGAGTACCACTAGCGCATTCCAAAACGCATTGAACGAAAACCAAAAAGGTAGCTTCAAGCGTTTATTACTCAGGACTGCCAAAGGTACTGGATGCGCACAAATAGAATACCTCATCAACAAGCAGCAAACCGCCTCACATGACTTGTGGCGATCAGGTCTATCTATTGCGAACGTGTGTAAGGACGGGGACAAAGCCGCAGAGCTTATGTCTAGCAAGCACGAGGACTACAGCTTAGAAGCTACACTTCGCAAAATGGAAGACACAGGTGGGCCACACTTCTGCTCGACGTTTGCTATGCACAACCCAGAACCGTGCGAAACATGCCCCAACAATGGCAAGATAACTACCCCTGCCATGTTAACCAAAGAGATAGCCGAAGCCGCGCCCGAAGATAATATACTGGAAGAAGACGTAGATGGTATAACTAAGACTATCTCTATACCCACGTTTCCGAAGCCGTACTTCCGTGGGCAGAACGGTGGGGTGTATGTACGCGGCGAGAACGCAGATGGTGACCCAGAAGAAGTTTGCGTGTACCACCACGATTTTTACGTCACTCGTAGGTTACATGATGTAGAGCTAGGAGAAGTCATAGCGTTTGCACTTCACTTGCCAAAAGACGGGGTACGAGATTTTGTTGTGCCACTAGCTGCGGTCACCTCAAAAGAAGAGTTTCGCAAGTATATGTCTGCGCAAGGCGTAGTCACTTTTGGGAAGGATATAGATAAACTAATGACTTATACAGCAGCATGGATTAGAGAACTACAGCAGACCACCACAGCTAGTGAAGCGCACCAACAGTTTGGCTGGGTTGACGACAAAAAGATGCAAGAGTTTGTGTTGGGTGACCAACTGATTACTGCTAACGGGATAGAATACAATCCACCATCAAGCAAAACATCAGGGCATATACATAAGTTTAAGCCTAAAGGCACCAAAGAGCGTAACAAAGAGATAATAGATTTCTACGACCAAGATGGTATGGAGCTACAACAACTCACTGTATGTGCAGGGTTTGGCACGGTGCTTATGCCACTAACAGGTTTGTTTAGTTTGGGTATACATTTGTTTGGTGATACGGGTGGTGGTAAAACAACCGCTATGTTTACAGGCACTTCTATATGGGGCGACCCAAGTGGCCTAACAGGTACTAAAGGAGATACGCCTAACTCAAGAATGAACTCTGCGGAAGTTATGCACAACCTGTTATTAAATACAGATGAGATGACAAACATTCTTGGTAGACACGCATCAGACTACGCATATCAACTGTCTGAAGGGAAGCAGAAAAACAGGATGGCGGGTGGAGGAAACTACGAACGTGCTAGGGGTAAACCTTGGCGGCTCATAGCCGTCTCTTCTGGTAACGTCAGTATGTATGCACAGATGGCTATGGCAAAGGGCAACACTAAAGCTGAGATGCAACGCCTGTTGGAACTGCGTGTGGACGAGATGGACATGGCAAAGGTTGATCCACTTACAGGGGCCAAACTGTTTACAGATATACAAGACAACTACGGTCACTTCGGGCCAGAGTTTGTGCAGTACGTTATAGCAAACAAAGACGCGATAGCCGCAGATTATGAGAGTATAAAAGCAAAATTAGATATAGCGGCAGGGTTGGACCAGAGAAACCGTTTTTGGTCTGGAGGTTGTTCCGTAATACTCACAGGAGCATTAGTCGCAAAACGTGCAGGGATAATTAACTACGACTTGAAAAAGCTATACAAGTGGGTAACTGGACAACTTAGGAGTACCAAGGCGTTTGTGGACGATAGCACTGCGTCTATTCAGACTTTGTTAACCGAGTTTGCCACAGAGCATTGGGGTAGCATCCTTAAAATTAAAAGCACAGAGACAGCTCATACCGCAGACGGTATTGTACCTATGGTCATACCCGAGCAGAACCCAAGGGGTATGTTTGTAGCACGTTATGAGACAGACACGCACATGCTCTACATCGTGCCGAAGATATTTAAGACGTGGCTAGGCGAGCAGAAGCTAGATTATACTAGCGCCGTGGAAGGTATGCAGAAGCAGATGGGCGGCAAGAAGATAAAAATGCGTTTGAGCAAGGGCACCAACTTCAACCTCCCACCTATATGGGTGTTAGCAGTAGAGTTAAAAGGGTTTAGTATTGTACCAGAAACCACTGAAGACTGACGATATTAACCCTGACACTGTTAAGATTATAATCCAGTGGGACAAGATGGTTGTCGGTGCATCGGTGTTTGTACCTTGTGTAGATACCGAAAAGGCCAAGCAACAACTGGAGAAAGTCGCAGAGTTAAAATCATGGCAAGTAGCAACGCGGGTCAGGATAGAAAGCGGAATATTTGGGGTTCGCATGTGGAGAACTGTGTGATAGCCTACACGTGACAAGTTTGGACATGCTTGTCGTTCTCCTACTGCCCCCGCCTTACCAGCGGGGGTTTTTTAATCGAAGAGTTGTAACCCTTGATCGTATTGCTTTAAGCTCTCAAGCATTAACGGCGTGTATTCAATACCACCTATCATCTTACCTGTACGAGTGACGAATGATTTGCGAGACCGTGAGATTGTCGTTGGCAATATAATATTCTTATCACGTGCGGCACGAGGCAACCCACGGTTGTACTCTTTTATTTCTTCCATCACCTGCCTGTAAGCCTCACGATCTCGGTTAGAAGCAGCAATGTTTGCTTTGCGTAGTAATTTTGTACGTTGTTTACCGATGTAAGCAACTTTTCGCCGTTCGTTTTTGTTGTAGTCATATTGTTTTATAAGCTCGGCATTAGCAAACCCACCAAACTGCAAGAGTATTTGTGCGACACCTATGTCTTCAACAACAGCGTCACCTCTACGTGTAGAAACTTCTCCTGTAGCAAACTGTTCTCCAGCTTTTAACATGTTGCGTGCAGCGGCAGGTAAAATAGCTTGTGTGCCTTTAAATACCTCACCCTCCTTAAACAAATCGTAACCTCGATCCATACTCATGTAGATACCTATTAGAGGACCACCAAGTTGTTCTATAAGCGTTACCAGCCCTGCTTGGTCTTTATCAATAATTGGTGGGCGGTATAACAAACTATTTAAACCAATACGGCTGGCAACATCTGCACCTAGAGCCTCGTTCACAATCCCTTTATAAAACCCTTCGCCAACCATTTTGCGTAATCTTGCATCAAAATCATCTTCATCATCGTCAACAAAGAAATCGTAAATCTGCCCTACCGCACCCATCAACGGCATACCTGCAATACCCGCAAAAAGTCCTGTAGAAAAAAGAAAACGAGCTAACTGATGTTGTGCAATCCTACGATTTGCTTTGGCCTCTGGACCTTCTCCTGAACGAGGAAACGCGTCATTCGTCATAGTTGCCATCATGTGGTATTTGGCGATGGCAAAACGCTTGAACAACATCAACACGTTACCAGCACCCTTCTGTGCGTATACAGGACGCCCTGCCGACGCGGTGGCACCAAGAGTAAACTCTGTTTCAACGATAGCCGTTTCAGCAGCTAGTTCCTGCCGTCCTACGTCTGTAAGAGCTTTCTCGTCGGCATTTTTAGGGTTAGTGCGTAAACGGTCTAGCTCCAACAAGTAAGTAGCGGTCATTGTAACTTCTCGATTGTAACGCTCTGCATGATGAAACAAATAGCTTGTCCAAGAGTTTACTTTTTCTAAAAAGTCTTTAGCGTTATTCATATCCAATTCTTCTTGGTTTAAAGATTGATTTATTTGTGCATTTTCCAAAGCACGTTCTGACATGATTTCTAAATCTAACAACCTTGCGTGAGCTTCTGGCGTTAACTTTGCGTCTGCTATGTCTTGTTTTGACATCGCTCTTAACGCTACATAATCATAGTTGCCTATAGAAAACCCTGCTCTTCCAGTTTTGACAACACGTGGCCCCATTGTGTTATCTGCTTGCATGACTTGAACCGTTTTAAATTTTGGGCTTTTTGCTAGAACTCCAGTGGCAGTCCCCATTATTTTAAGAGCTTTTGCGTCACCATACTTACCCATAAGGCGTGGAGCTACACTCATAGCTACATCAAACTGCGTAATACCTGCAGAAGAAAAGTTCCAACCCATAGTCCACGCATAGCCTGTAGCGTTCAGTGATTGAGACCATTTTGGGATGTCAGGACTTTTAGCAAAATCAGAAATTTTATTTAACGCTGTTTTATACATTAAAGTATTTTCGTCTATGGTTTTTGAGTCTAACTTATCTGTCCCTAAAACATCGCGCTGAAACTTCTGTATCTCCGCGCCATATGTCATCTGCACAACTTGTCGGTTATAGTCACGCCCTTTGTTTTGAACTGCGCCTATAAGGTCATACGAATCATCAAAAAGCCCAAAAAATCTTTTATCTGCCATTGCGCCAGAAGGAGTAACGTCACCTTTGAAACCTCTAATATCTTTACGAACACGAAGCGACTGCATGAGGGATCGTTCTGGCATAGAGTCTAAAACGAGGTCTAAAATACCATTGACAGTATCATCGTTCGCGCCCTCGGCTTTTAACACTGCAAACACTTCACCAACAAAGGAGTCACTCGGCGCACTGTTATAGGTTCTTCCACCTTCTTTAGTGCCACGTACAGGTGGTTGGTTGACTTGCGCAGCTACTTTATTGCGTCGGGTAGTATCAGTTATTTTAGCTAACTCTTTTTTGTTATACTCACCCACTGCTGTTACAGCTTTTTCTCGTTGTCCTTTTGTTTTAAAATACTCTACAAAAATCTCAGGATTTCCTGTTTGAGGGTCAACCGCATTGTATTCTAAACGATGTTTACCTTCACGTTGAAGCGGAGCAAACGGTGTAATACTCCCACGCTCTAGTTCTAAAAAAGTAGACAGTCTTTTTTGTATTCTCTTTACCGCTGCATCGTCGTTTATAGTAGCCGCTAGGTTTGCAGCTACCGCAGTGTCAACATCGACTAAAGATTTTGCAAACGCATTAGTAATAATAGAGTAAAGGTCACGTCCTTCTTTAGTCATAGCTAAATAATCTGCGCGAAGTTCTTTATAGATTTTTTTAGCTACTTCTGGGTCGTACTTTGGATTTGATATTGTTTTATTAGTTACAGGGTCGAGATAAGTAGCTTTGCGCCCATAAGCCTTTTCAAAAGTGCTGACACGCGGATCAACACGATAGTAGGATGCGGTAGGCACTATGGACTGTAAAAGTTGAAACTCCGTACTTTGCCCCCGTGCAAACCTTGGTAACCCTTTTTTCCTGAGTCTTCTAAGGTCTTCAACAGTAACATCTGTTGACTCGTTTAATCTTCGCAGGTCCGCACTCATGCGGTTTATTATAGTGTTTAGTTGCTTTGCCCCGGGAACGCGTGACTCGGCTAATGCTCCTAGTATGTTAACAGGTTGTAAATTTATCCATACATTTTTTGCAGCTACTGGCACGGTCACACTCTTCATAAGAGCTTTACCCTGTTGCAGATACTTTGATTCACCTTCTTTGGTAGTAGTGTCAAAAGCGTTTGATGAGGCTTGGTTGTTTAAAAGTTTCTTCGCACCTGCAGGAGTTTCAAGGGCCATGTATATTTTGGTAGCGGCACGGCTATTGTAAGTCGGTGCAATTATCTCCTGCACCAGCTTGTCCACTGCATCAAACGTGGAAGTCTCAGGCACCTGACTCAATCCCTGCAAGGTACGGAAAAAATTAGTTATAGCTCGAACCAACTGTTGAAACGGGTTACGTCCGTTTACTGTGGTGGTTTTTAATTGAGTTGAGAAATCAGGGTTCGCTTGGTACTCCGCGACGAACTCATCTAAGTTATTTAGACCATACTCTCCAGCCAACTGCTCTTTAACACCCTCAAATATTTTGTTTAGCTTTTTGGTCAGTGGGTGTGACTTGTTAGCTATTGTAGCGGACGTAACTGCGTGCAACATTTCGTGAAGCAGCGCGTGCGCATTGATACC